ATGCCCTTGAATTAATTTTTGCATTACCTGTGCTTGAATCGTGAGCAAAATCAAGAAACTCTGTATTAGCATCGCCCGGGACTCCAACTCCATAACATTTCATAGAGTATGTTCCTGTAACGCTAATATGTTTTGACGCAACTTCTAATCCATCAGGCGAAGCAGTTCCAATTCCGACGTTGCCTGATGAGTCGAACGTCATTACCTCAACAGGAGTGCCGTTTGCCTTCATCCTAAACTTCATTATGTCGTTTGCATGGTCCCAACGTCCGTCTATGTATGAAATATTGTTGGTGTTATCATACCATACTGAAAGCCCCGTTGTGACTGACCCGCTATTGGACAACATAATGCCGTCTGTATATGCTGTGTTTGCATCCAAATGCAACAATGCAGCAGGTGCCGCAGTTCCAATTCCGACGTTGCCTGACGAGTCGATACGCATTGCTTCTGCGTTGTTAGCCCAGAAAGTCATATCATTGGTTTCATACCCAATATATCCAGCTCCTGTAGTGTTGCTGTCCGCCATCTTCATGTAGGCAGTTGCGGTTGTAGACTCAATTTCAAATAATGTGTTATCTGAAGATTTAAGGTGGAGAAGTAATTCAGGTGCCGCAGTTCCAATTCCGACTTTGCCTGATGAGTCGATACGCATACGCTCACCTAAATTACCAGCCAATGCTTTTGTCCAAAATTGCATTTCACCACCACTATCGTCACCAGCGTTGCCATCGTCTGTTTCTATTATTGTAGATATTGCAGCTACCCCTTCTGCTGTTCCACTTGCTCCATCTGAATTGTCTTTATTTACAAATTCTATTGCACCTATATAAGCACCATCATCATCTTCTTTCCCAGCAATTTCTAAAACAGAAAATGAATCTTGTACCGCTCCACCTAAAGTTAAATTGTGCTGACCTCCAAAATTGTGGCTACTCGTACCAACTGCTGCAGTTCTAATCCCTACATTATCATTTCCACCGTCAACAAATAATGCGTATTGGTCGCCGTCTGACTCTACTCTGAAATCATAATCGCCACTATCTTCATTGAATACTACATTTCCAGCATCTTGGGTGAATGTGCCATCTAAATCCAATGCACCGTTCATGTCAACGTCGGTGGCGTTTATTTCAATTTCTGTATCTGATACTAAATCTAAAACACCATCTGCCGATTGATGTATATATGTGCCATCATCACCAAACTCTAATCGGTTAGTTGACGTTATCATCACCGCATCTGTTGCCAGAGTAAGTGCGAAAGTTGTACCGTTGTCACCGTCTTTTACGCTGACGTGTGTTGTTGAATTACCGCCACCATCCGCATCAACGTGTAATAATTGGTCATAACTCGAGGCTATGCTTTGTCCTTCTAATGTTGCCATTTCTTATCTCCTTTCCATGAGATTTTATACACGGCTATTCCGTGCGGTTTTAGTCAATGAAGTTCCACATACGATCTTCATCTTCAAATTTTGTCAGGATTGCATCCCAATCCTTGTGTATCAAATACTCCGGCATCATAGCGGTCAAACCTTCAGAGGTTTCTCCTACCATATCTGCAAAAGTTAATTTCATCGCTTGAGTAATAGATGCGGAAGATCCGCCTTGATCTATGGCCCAGAGTTTTAACATTTTATTCAACCCCCCTGAATAACCGAGAGCCTCAAGCCCTGCTCTCATCGCATCGTTGACACTTTTAGCCGTAGAAGTCCCTGCTACATCAAGCCAATACTCTTTCCACAATTCGTTTAAATTTCTTTTTGATCCGATTGCCATTATTTAGCCTTCTTCTTTTTTTTCTTCTTTGACTTGACTTCATTACCATCAGCATCGCATTCCTTAAATCTTTCACTTAAAGAATCTAAATCGTGCCTGGATTGGTCAAATGCAAATACACTTCCATCTTCTTTCTTAAAATACATTTCTTTCCTCCTAATAGGGCGGAGTTTCCCCCGCCCACAATTAGTTTTAAACAGTGATCAACTCACGTCTGTGAGCATATAGACACCAAAAGCATCTTTGATTTCTATAACACCACATTTTACTGATGCAACGTATTCAGTATGCTGATAGCTTGCATCTCTTTGTGATTCGATACTCATCAAACCAGCAGAAGAAATACCAAGACCTAAAGCACCTTTAGCGAACATACCTGCTGGGCAATCGTTGTTACCATCTTCAGTTACTTCTTCAGAATAGTATAGATTGATTCCACCAAGTTTTCCCACATAACCGTTCTCAAGCATTTGAGCTGATACAGGGTTATCTGCGAATGTTCCGCTTGAACTTGCAACGATCAAACCTTGAATACCTTTAGCACCCCAGATTTGTTTGCTATTTCCAACGTATGAAAATGCACCGGGAGCACCCGAGCTATTCAAAAGCCTTGCACCTTCAAAGAATTGGTCTAAAGTCAGAGCCGTTCCAGCAGAGCCAGAGGTCTGCGAGAAGCCTGCTATTAGATCAGTAAGAAGATCGTCAACTTTTAATGCACAAGCGTGACCGAGGGTTAAGCCTACGTCGCCTGTGAGGTCCATTGCACTACCAAGTACCGCCAGATCAGAAATATCAGAACGAACAACATAGTTCCCTATTGTTGCTGTTTTAGCCGTTGAGGCCACAGCAATAGATGATCTTTCCGAACCTTCAGACAGTGATGTTACATCAGACGAAGCCTTTGCTGTATATTCAACAAAGGTAACTGATGCAGCACCAGCCGGGGCGGATGCGGTAGTAACAAGAGGAGACATCACATTCGCTTTTTTGAATTGATGTATAGCTTCAGCCTGTATAACGTCATTAGCACTGACGGAATAAGAACCGAAACTGGATTTTTGTGTTACAGCCATTATTTATTAACTCCTGTTCAGGATTGAGTAAATAGCTTGTTCCATACACCACTCTTTACGTCCCTATGCTTTGCATAACCCTCCGGGTCTTTAACTGCAAATTCAGCTAATGAATCATAGCCCCCAAATTGATCAGGCATTTCATTGCTTACTTTAGCAGGGGAAACGTGTTGAGTCAGTTCTGAAACAATGGATTCTAATGTCTCAATGTCCTGAACTTTTTGAAATTTTTCACGTTTATCTTCAGGCAGCTGTCCTATTAACGCTTCTCGGCGTGCTACCTTATATGTCTCGAGTTCTTCCTTGTATGGCAAAGCATCGTCCCTTTCAGAACGGAGTCGGGTAATCAGTTCATCCTTTTCCCCTTCGGCTATCATCAAATCTTCCTGCCGTTTCTTATCTGCTTTTGCCGTTGATTCAAGTTTGTCCTCCAAAGACCTCATCTTTTTGTTGACCTCTTGGAATCGTGCATAAGGCACGGAGTCAACTTCCATTTTAACGTCCTGTTTGACTTCAGGCTCTTTAACGTCAGCCACGACTTTTTCTTCACTCACTTTTACCTCTATTCGAGTTGAAGATGGCATCCCATTTCTCTTGCGATATGTGGGAGAATGTTGACCGGGGATTGTCACCGTGTGGTATACTCTCCTGCCCTGCTAACATCCGAAAGCCATCCTCTCTATTGATTACCTCCTTACCATCCCATAAATAAACTTGCTCCCCATCCTTCTTTATTGCCGTTGAAATTCGACCAGAAGGATCAGGATTGTCCATAAACGGTAGATCGGTAGGAGTCTTATCCACTGATTCAATATCAGTCTTTTTAAGTTTTTTGCTCATCCAATTTTTATATCTATTGATTCACGAGCATACTTTTCCACGTTCTTGCTAATATGCCCCATTAAAGTCTTTTCGATTTCATCTGTATTGGTTGTAGAAAGTCCATATATATCTCTGCCCCTTTTAGCATTACCCTCTACTTTTAAACCATCCCTGAAGACTATATCTACTCCCTGCTTGGTTGGGCTTTGTGCTGATATAGAATTAAGCATAGTGCTTGTCAATCTTAAATTCGGTGGGCTGGTTTGTCTTGATGCTGATACACCTTTAGATGATGCCTTACCAGCGGCTTTCTTTTCAGCGTAATCAGGTGAATATGGTTTAAATGTTTTGTCATTCTTATCCTTGCCCTCATCTGAATTTTTTACAATCCGAGTTGCAGCACGTCCCCCAATTTTCTTCCAAACCGCTTGAGGTATTTCAATCATAGCAGATGCCTTCATCCACCTAATATCCTTGTTAAACCATCAGTGTATTGTTGCCCTGTTATCTTTTTAGAAGAACGCAGTTTTGACAATGTGGAGTATTTTTCTAATTGCCCTTTATTTAAATCAGATGTTCTAAAGTTCTTATACTTTTTAGGCAGTCCCTTACCACTTTTGTGTGTTGTTTCTTTAACTATATTTGGGCTATCTATCACCATCCAACTATGTCTACAATTAAAACCGCCCCTATCTCCAAATGGAGTATTTGATGATGAAACTTCTGCCTCTGTATACCCCTTCGCTGGTTCATTTAGTATTGTATTTAAACATTCGTCTCTTGTTACCTCATCCATCGGACCAACGTAAGTCCATCTAACATCCTCACCCTCAAATACTTTATGCCTTGCTATATCATCAAACTTTCTAAACCCATCATGCACAGCTACGTTTAATTGATGTGTTTCAAGATTAACCGTACCAGCTAATCGAGATACAATAGCAGAAGGACTTTCACCCGCAACAATACCGCTAAACAATCCCTCTGTTAAGTTGTTAGCAAAGGCATTAGCATTGCCCAGTAAAGCTCTTGTATCTAACTCCTGTAATAGTTCTAATTGTTCAACAGTTGCACCTTTAACCATCCTAATACCTCGATCACGAGCCTCTTTTACAATAGATGATAATTGCCCTTCATACGCATCCATAAGCCCATTAACAGCTTCTTCATATCCTCGGTCTAATAATTCCTGAAAGAAATTCAATTCTCTGATTACTGTAATAAGTTCCGTATCGCTTAAACTATCTAATCTTTGAGCAATCTTATTTAGATCAGCAAACAAAGCTGTTTCCAACTTCCCTATCTGACTTGCGAATGTTTCTACAGGATCAGGCATTTAATAGTCTCTCAATAGTTCCCTTTGGCTTCTGTGCTTCCGCTTCTACCTTCTTGCTCTCATCGACTTTGTTTAGCTTTGATTCCAGGTCTTCATCCGATATATCTGGATTGAAGTGCCTGACCAAATCCTCCCTTGACATTAATCCCTTTGCAAGTTTCCAATCGAGTTCTGCACGTTCTTCTTGAGGGCTTTTAGGGAACTCCACCTCGGCAAAGTCTACCGCATAATTCTCTCCCAAATCCTTCCCGGTATGAGCCTTCCATACTTCACGATCTACTTCATATCTATCGTGTTCCCATTCCCTCCATGTAGGTATATCACTAATCCGAGCCTCAAGATTCTCAATCTCCATTAGCCTTAACGCCTCGCCACTCGCTGGATTACCTGAATCATCCCACTTGATTCTTAAATGATGGTTAATAGCAGTCTGATTGGCTATTGATTTAGCCGCCTCGATCATCTGAATTAAGTTGCCCGGCGTTCCTTTGAAATTAAAATCAGCACCCTCGCCCAATACCATTACCTTGTCAATGCCCAATTTGATCTGACTTGCTTCGTCTATGCCCGAGATCACAGGCTGCCCAAAAGCAAAT